CACAACAATGAATATACCTAAAGATTTTGAAATGTTTCTTGAATTGAATAGAAAAGGTAGGTCTTTAGCTACCCCCATACCCTCTAAGTCAACTCACTTATCTCCAAATCACTGTGATTTAGCACCATTTTTTCAAATATGAATACTATAGAAAATCTCTTCGTTCATTACTCAAACAAAAGTAGCGACATTAACGAGCATATGCCTACGTTAAAGAAATATGCAGGAATGTCAGAATCTATCATGGAAATGGGCGTTAGGGAAGTCGTTTCCACATGGGCTTTCTTAGCTGGCAAACCAAAAAAATTAACTTCTCTAGACCTTTATAGGAGTAAGAATATGGATATTGTTGAAAAAGTTTCCCGAAATGAAGGTTTGGATTTTGAGTTTTTAGTCTCAGATTCTCTTGAAATTGATATCGAGGAAGTAGATCTATTGTTTATAGATACTTTTCATCACTACGATCAATTGCGACAAGAATTATCCAAACATCATTTTAAAGCAAAAAAATGGATAATCATGCATGATACAACGTTATTCGCTCACAAATGCGAGTCTTTCGATTCTATAAATTCTTTATCTGAATTTAATAAAGATTGTAAAAAAGGTCTTTGGGATGCTGTTCAAGAGTTTATATATGATAACCAACAATGGTTTGTTAAAGAAAGGTTCACTAATAACAACGGTTTAACAGTTCTTGAAAGAAAATGAAAAAAGTTTTGATTACTGGATGTGCAGGTTTATTAGGCGCAAATTTTTCAAGATACCTTCTCAATAAAGGGTTTAGAGTTTTAGGTATCGACGACTTGTCTGGAGGATGCAAGGACTTTTTACCAGTAGATAAAAATTTTAAATTTTATAAAATTAATATTGAGTCCGAAGATATTACGAATATCTTTAACGAACAAAAGCCTGACGTAGTTTTTCATTTTGCAGCTTATGCTGCTGAAGGCTTATCTCCTTTTATCAGGGAGTTCAATTATAGGAATAATGTAGTCTCCTCAACCAAGATAGTAAATGAATGTATTAAACACGACTGCAAGTTAATCTTTACGTCTTCTATGGCTGTTTACGGAGACCAACCTGCTCCGTTCTTAGAGTCTATACTCCCAGACCCAGCAGACCCATATGGTGTCGCTAAATACGCTACAGAGATGGATATAAAATTAGCGTCAAGTCAGTTTGGGATGAGGTATACCATAGTTAGACCTCATAATATTTTAGGCGTTTATCAAAACATTTGGGATATCTATAGGAATGTAATAGGAATTTTTATCAAGAAAACTCTAGATGGAGAACCTATGGTTATCTATGGGGATGGGGAGCAAACAAGGGCTTTTTCAGACGTAAAATACCTCCTACCTGTTTTCGAAAGCATGATTGAGGATCTTGATGGAGAGACCCTCAATATCGGAGCAGATAAAGAGTGGACAATCAATCAAGTCGCAAATATCGTTAAAGATATCGCAGAAAAAAAAGGTTACGTAGCAAGTATAGAATACGGTGAAGAGCGACATGAGGTAAAACATGCGTATTGCGATCACGCTAAAGCGAAAGAGATCGCGAAATTTAATGATCAAACAAACGTATATGATTTGATTTGCAATATGTTTACTTGGGCAGAGGATCAGCCCGAAAGAGAAAGTAAAAAAATGATTTACGAAATTAATAAAGGTATCTATAGTTATTGGAAATGAAAAAAGTAATCATTACAGGAGTCACAGGTCAAGATGGCAGCTTTATGGCTGATTATCTTTTGAAGAATACTGATCATACTATTGTAGCTGGAGTTCGTAGGTTAAGTGTCAAAAATCATGATAACATCCAGCATCTTCTCCATAACCCTAGATTTGAATTAATCGATTTAGACGTTGCTGATCAAGCGAATACAGAGCTTGTTATTTCCGAAGAGAATCCTGATTACTTTATTAATTTTGCTGCAAATTCTTTTGTGGGAGTGAGCTGGAAGATGCCAGTTAACCACATGGAGACTAATGCAATGGCTGTTCTTTACCAGCTTGAGGCTATTCGTAAACATTGCCCAGACTGTAGATATTACAATGCTGGCTCTTCAGAGGAGTTTGGAGATGTTTTGTATTCTCCTCAATCAGAACTTCATCCTATCCGCCCAAGAAGCCCTTATGGTGTTTCTAAGGCTAGCGCTAGGCATATGGTTAAAGTTTGGAGGGACTCTTATGGTCTTTACGCTATCCAAGGCTGGCTATTCAATCATGAAGGGACTCGCCGTGGAGAAGAGTTTGTCACTCGAAAAATAACCAAAAACGTAGCTAGAGTTAAGAATGAATATCATCTGGATAACTTTAAGCCTCTTGAATTGGGTAATGTAGACTCTAAAAGAGATTGGAGTGATGCGGAAGATTTTGTTGACGGTGTTTGGCTAATGCTCAACCAAGAAGAGCCTAGAGAGTATGTCCTTTCTTCCAATGAAACCCACACTATTAGAGAGTTTGTCGAAGAGGCTTTTAATTTCGCAGGTTTCGCTATAGATAAGTGCAAGTGGGTTGGTGAGGGTGTTAAACAGGAATACGTTCATGGAGATAAAGTTTTGTTACGTATCAACCCAGATTTCTATAGACCAGCAGAAGTGGAAGTCCTTTGGGGTGATTCTTCGGAGGCGAGGAGGAATTTAGGATGGAAGCCCAAAAGTCGTTTTTTAGATTTGGTTAAAAAAATGGTTGACCATGATTTAGCGCATAGCTAAGCTGTGGCGTGAGCAAACCCAAACCTCTTAACAAGAGGGAGATAATCTTCCGATTGATAGAAGTCCCTGATAAGGGGAGAAGGGTCTTTTTTGCGAGAGAGATGAAGATGCTTAACGACTTATGTAGCCGTTACTCTCAGGAATTTATGTCGATTGTCTCTTTCGGTAAGAAGTTTGATTCTCTAGCTTACTTAGTCAGCGATAAACTAAAAGAGACTCTAGACGAAAAGTTTAGGGCTTTTAATTTTAGAGTTGACTTATCGAAGTATAAGACCTATGATATAGGTGATAAAGTGGGACCAGACGGTGATGTGTCCCGTATCAAGAGAACCATAAAAGACTTTTTAAATGAGTGATAGCGCAAACCCATCAGGAATCCTTAATAACTTTCTTAAGGCGAATAAAAGTGATCATTACAACTTTGAAGACACTATAGATTATAAAGTATCTAGTGGTTCCCTTCAATTCGACATGCATCTGGGGGGAGGCTTCGGTCCTGGATTACATCGCTTCACAGGAATCAACGAGGGGGGTAAGACCTCAGAGTCTTTAGAGCTTATGAAGAACTTCTTGAAGACGATACCTAAAGCTAGAGGTGTTTACATTAAAGCTGAAGGAAGGTTGAGTCCAGAGATGCAAAAGAGGAGTGGTGTCAAATTTGTCGATCAAGATCAATGGGCAGAGGGGACTTGTTTTGTTTATGAAAGTAATATCTACGAATCAGCGATGAGTCTAATTAAGGAGCTTATCACAAACAATGATGACAAGAATCTATATTGTTTTATTGTCGATTCTATCGATGGCTTAATCAGGAGAGATGACAACAGCAAGAGTTTTGAGGATGCTAGCAAAGTCGCAGGTGGAGCCTTAATCGCATCAGATTTTTGCAAAAAGACTAGTGTAGCTTTAGGTAAGCGTGGTCACATGGCCATCTTTATTAGTCAGGTCAGAGCAGATATTAAAATCGACCCATACTCAAAAAGTCCAATTAGGCAAACTACCGCTACGGGGGGTAATGCACTCTTACACTTTGCGAACAATATTCTAGAGTTTGAGCCTAGATTCAAAGGGGATCTGATTTTACAGAACCCTTCCATCAAGACCCCAGATGTCAAAAAAAATCCAATAATTGGTCATTTCGCTAAAGTGACAATTAAAAAATCTGCTAACGAAAAAACTAACACAACCATACCTTACCCAATTCGTTATGGTCGCACAGGAGGCACATCGATTTGGGTAGAAAAAGAAATTATAGACATGCTCTATGGGTGGGAGTTTATCACTAAAGCTGGGGCTTGGTTAAAAGCTACAGATGATTTTATGGAGCTTCTAACTTCTAAAGGTTTTACTTTCCCAGAAAAGATCCAAGGTGAAGCTAAGCTGTTTAAGCATATTGAGGAAGACAAGGATCTTAGTGCATTTTTAATTGAGTATTTTAGAGAGCAGGTCGCAGCAGTTGAGGCATGAAGTTCTTTGATGTAAATGGCAAAGAGCGCAATCTAAAAAACGCAAAGAAGTATTTAATCGATTGGGGAAAGCCTAGCCGCAGCAAGTTTCAAACTACTGTAAAGAAATTCCTTTACGACTATTGGAAAAATGATATAGTCTTCGAAGAGTTTAGGGTTGTAGGTAGTAGGTTATCTTTGGACTTTTATAATGCTAACAAGAAAATAGCTG